AAACCATTTACGTCATTTACATCACCATTAAAGAACTTTAAAGCACCACGACCATTTAGCGCAGTTCTCTCAAAAACTATACCTGCTTTTGGTGCAAACGCCGTAGTTTCAGCACTAGCGCTTACTTGAAAAGCTATACCAGCAGAATGATTTCCAGAACCTTCGTTCTGTAATAGAAGTTGTGTTGCAACGGCACTGTTTGATGTCTCATATACATGAAGCTTATCTAGTGGGGCTCCATCCCCAATACCGACGTTGCCATCAGATCCTTGCACAAACAGCGCGTGGGTGTTCGTGTCACTCTCAACACGGAAGTCAGCGTCAGCACCAGCTTCGTTTATTACAACGCCGCCTTCTAGGTTTTCTTCATCTGTACCATTAACCCATGCTGTACCATTATACTTCAGTACCTGCCCGTTAGACGGACTTGCGATAGACACATCGGTCATATCATCGATTGATTGGTTGGCAAGAGTAAATGTGCCAAATGTTACAACTTCAAGAACATCGCCAACACTAGCCCCAGCGGAAAGCTGAAGTGAGGTACCTGATGTTGCGGTAAAATCCGCTCCATTTACGAGGCGAATTCCATTTAAATATGTATCTAGAAACCCAGAATCGTATGCTAGGGAGTTAGAGTTATCGTCTGCACCACTGAATGTAGTTTGTGCCGCTGTCGCGGTGTATTTAAATCTTTCAGAAGTACCATTAACAGAAGAACCCGCTGGAACCCATCCAGAAGATCCATATACCTGCATGGTGCTTGTAGCCGTATTAAAATAGAGGGTTCCTATAACTAAGGCATCCCCATCATTATCTACGGTAGGTGCTGTAGCTTTAGGGCCAAGATACTGATCTGTAAAATCATCTAAAGATGTAGCCGCCGATGTAGCACTATTTGCCGCGTTGGTTTCACTTGTAGCCGCGTTAGTGGCACTGGTTGCCGCATTCGTTTCTGAAGTCGCGGCATTTGCGGCTGAAGTTGCCGCCGCCGTGGTACTACCAAATATAGTGTCAATGTAGTTCTTAGTAGCCGCATCTTGTGCGCTAGTAGGATCAGTAACATTCGTTACCTTATTAGATCCCATATTAATAACGCCAGACATTGTATCGCCTGTTTTAGAAACGCGAGTGTCTCTTTGAGTATCTGTATACGCTTTGGTGGATGCATCTTGGTTTGCAGTAGGATCAGACACGCCAGTAATATTGTTAGCCCCCATTGCGAGGACGCCTGACATGGTATCCCCAGCTTTGGTAAGCTTGGTGTTAATCTTAGCGTCTAAGGTAGCATATGCATTTGCGTCATCATTCAACGCATCTGCTAATTCGTTAAGAGTGTCTAAAGCACCCGGTGCGCCACCGATTAGATCACTAATTGCTGTATCAACATACCCTTTATTCGCCGCGTCAGCATTAGCTACTGGATCAGATACATTTGAAATAACTGTTGAAGTAACATCTAATGTTCCGTTTATAGTAATATTATTAAATGTAGAGCTACCGCTAGAAGCAGTTAGGTTACCCGTAAGATCTCCTGTAACATTACCCACAACTGGGCCAGTGTGTGTACCTGAAGTGTTACCTGTAATATTACCAGTAATATCCCCCGTGAAACCACCAGATGCGGATACAGTAGTAAACGCACCGCTGGAAGCTGAATTAGCACCAATAACAGCGCCATCAATTGTACCACCGTTGATGTCAGCCGTTGCTAGTGTAGCTTGGCCTGTGGTCGTAACAGTAGTAAACGCACCAGCAACAGGGGTTGTTGCCCCAATAACTGTGTTGTCGATTGTACCAGAGTCGATATCAACCTTACTGATGTTAACTTCACCAGTGCCGTTAGGCGTAATATCAATGTTACCGTTTGTATTGGTGGATGTAACAGCGTTACCATCAACCTTCAGGTTATCAACACGAAGATCTGTAACGGCAGAGTTTGTACCGATAGTAACACCATCGATAGAACCGCCGTTAATATCAGCGGTAGTTACTGTACCCAGATTAGATACGGTAGCTGACCCAAAGTTTACTGTGCCATCGGCTGTAAGCCCTGTGAAAGATCCAGACGCACGAGTACCCGCACCAATAACTGTGTTATCGATGTTACCATTATCAATGTCTACGCTGTCGGCGTTAAGCTGATCAATTTCAGCCGTGCCATCAATGTAAAGATTTTGCCATTCCTGCGTAGTGCTACCTAAATTATAGGTGCCATCAGCGGAAGGAATAACACTGGAATCTACACGAGATATAAACGTTACAGTATCCGTGGTGTTATTACCGAGATTTACATCTCCAGCCGCGTTAAGTGTTCCGTTGACCGCTAGATCCGCGTTTGTCGTAACATTGCCGCCAAAGTATCCTGTACCTGTGTTAGTAAGGTTGCCAGAACCAATATAATTTCCTGTAAGAGTAAGATTGCCCCCCACAGAGGCGTTGCTAGTAAGAGTAGCTGTGTCCCCACTAATAGTGTCAATGTAGCCTGTTCCGTCAATATAAATATCCTTAAATTGATAAACAGACGAGCCGATATCCACGGTATTTGAAACTTCAGCGGTAATACGGTTGTTAGGGCTGATAGACGCGACTTCGGCCCATACGGCGTTATTTAAAGTATTAGTTATACAAATAAAACCTCGGCCGTTAACCGAGTTTAGCCAAATTGAACCGGGGGCGTAGCCATCATTGAAGTCATCCCCTGTAGTAGGGTTAGCTGTAGCCTGTGTGTTATTCTTACCACCAACACCCCCATGAATTGCAGGAAGGTACCCAGTAATGGATGTGGTTAAATCAATTTTAGGTGAGCTACCCGCCGAGGCGTCGTGTGTGTGGCCTGTAGTAGGATCAAAAGCTACCGCAAGTTGGTTAAACTCGGCATTCAACGGCGGAGCCGTGATGTTAGATCCGTTTACAATGTTTGCTACAGATTGTCTTATGTATCCTGCCATTTATCGTCTTCCCGCAATACTGAATTCAAATACAACGCCCTGAATGCTATAAGGATCAAACTCCCCTAGCGTCACAAAGGTGAGCTGAGTGGCGTACCCAGAGCCCTGAATTGATGTGGTTACGATTGGTTTTTCATTACCGCCGTAATTAATATTGACCCCACCATAATTAATATTTCTTCCCTTATACCGCACTGGTGCACCTTGTGATTCCTGTGCATACGCGGAAGGGCGGCTAACGGTTGGGTCATCCCAATCGTAGTTGACCGCCATGTTTAGAGTAAAAGGGCCTTCTGCACGAACAAAAGTGTTCACTTTTCTCATTGTCTTACGAACTTCAGTGTCTCCAAAGTCGTAATAAGGAGTGGCGTAGATGGCTAGTATGTCGTTGCCATCAAATGTGTTGCCAAGTTCCTGTCTATAAATTTTACCATTAAAATCGCCATGCAAAACAAGTTCTTGTCTATTTACATACGCAGATGCTGTCGCGCTGGCTCTGATGCCAATTAGTTCTCCGAATTCCCAACCTAGTCGTTGGTCAGCGGATCTAAGACCACCAATAAAACCATAACTATCTGTAGTAGCTGTATCCGCGTCTCCTACAAAATATCGTAATTGAGATTTGGATCTAATCACTACACCTACAAGAGAATCTAAATCATAATCTTTAGGTAAATCTGTGAGTAGCTGTTGAATAGGCTTAGAAATTGTTTCTAATTCTACATCTCCGATTCTGGAAGTTCCGGCAACCGGTCTCAGGCCATCTGGGGCTAAAAATACCAGATCACCACCAATTTCAAGCACACTATCTCTAGCAATACATCCAACATTCGACGTTACCTGATCTATAACAAATCCAGCGGCTACATCCGCCGTAATCTTTTTAATTCCGTTATCACCAAAAACAAACAAGTTATCTCGGAAGGGCTTAAACTGAACAACGTCAAATCCTACGGATACTTGACCTGCGCCATTGGCAACAAGAAAGTCATACCATGCGTTAGGCGCGGAGTGAGCAATTGTAGCCTCAGTTAAAACATTACCACCAATAAACAAGTGGTTTTCAAAAACGCCTACAAGAGAAGGAGCCTCTAAACACTGGTTACCACCACCTGTCTGAGTGGAGTGGCCCCCTGCGGCGGGGCTTGTGCCCGCTCCAGCTACGGTTAGTTCTTCCCAGTGAGAGCCATCAAAAACAATGGCAGGGCCGCAACCGTCTACAAAACAAATATGGTTACCATCACCAAAATTAAATGTTTCACTTCTAATCTTTGTTAGCTGACCCCCTAATATTGTTAGGGTTGACCGTCTAGCACTGTGGTCTAACGTGTATTTAGAATACCCTGAACCAAATACATAACGGTAAAAACAATATTCGTTTGGATCAATTTCTATAACATCTGCCGCCGTAGCAGGAGTTACCAAAGTAATAGAAGCGCCGCCCAAAACCGCGTTTCCCGACACGGTAAAATCCGTAATTATTCCTAACTGTACACCATTTTTATAAACGTGTACATCAGCAACAAATGGAAGATCTACTGTACGATTATTAGTATCTGCGCCTGCAAACACACTTTGTGCAAAGGTAGCTACAAAGCGAAACTTTTTAAGTTTACGAGCCGCTAAGACAATAGTTTCGTTTAAATTATCATCTTTAAAAATAGAGAGGGCTAAAATGCGCCCTTCGCAATCGTCTGGGTCAACTTCTTGATAAGTTGTGTCGTAGGGCTGAAAACCTTCAATGCGCCTATACCCACCATACAAGCTAACTTCGTAGTTAACTAAGCGGGTGGCCGACCCCGGGTTGTTCTCTGAGAGATCAAGATGGTTCTCATTTGAGTTCAGACCGCCGCCACATATAACTTTAAACGACTGAATGCGATCTGGCATTAAATGGATAACCTATTAGATCGGGTGTCTACAGAAATACGAGTGTCTCTAATCGCCTCGTATTTATTCATTAGAATGCCTTGCATCTCTTTTACGCCTTGTTGAAATAACTGGGCGGAAATACCTGCGGATTCCATGTTGTCTCTAAACATATACATTTGCATTAGAGCCCCTTCGATAATCACATTGTCGTAAGTATCTGGGACACGAGTTAAATCGCCGTAAGCGACTAAATCGTTGTGAGTTTGGTAATACCTAAACTTGATTGTATACGCTTGATCAGGTGATGGGGTTACGGCGTACCCGTTCCCAAATCCTTCAGCTACCATTGTAGGATTAGTCCTACCTGCGGCACCCGCGTTATCATCAAGATCTTTAAAATTTCTATAATAAGTGTCGCGATCAATAAATTTTAATTGGGTAGCTCGCACCCCAAGACTACTATTTGGCTGTAGTTGGAATGAGTTAAAGTCAGCTACTTTTAAATATTGAGGCCATGAATACTCTTCCTGACCTACTACTAAAAGCTGAGTGTGCTGTACTGCGTTAAACGGCCACTCGTATTCAGCTTGATTGATTTTTGCAATTGCGTTTTTAACTGCGTCTTTTGCCGTTGCCTGAACACCACGCACTGAAGGAAAATCAGCTTGAGCAATCTCAACCTCATTTAGTCTCCGTAGCAATTGGTTTGTTAGATCAAGGTATGTAGACACAATAATTTATCTCTCTAGAAGCATAAAAGGGGGCACCCCCATAAAGAGAGCACCCCCCAATATTTTACGCTACGTTGTAGTTTGCAGTGAACAATGCTTCAGGACGCAAAATCTTACGACCATAAAGTTGCATACCACGAACCTTGTCCGCGAATGTGCTTGGATCACGGAAAGACTCAGTTTTAGCAAGCTGTTGTGCAGTTGCTACCGCTGAATCGTGTCCTGCTACCATGATGCCGAAGTTAGTTTCGGAACCTGTAGAAAGAGTTGTACCAGATCCAGTACCCACAAATGGAAGGTTGTTAGACTTATACACGCGGAAACCACGGATAAGGCCAGTACCTACACGACCATTGCGAATTTCCTCGCCACCGCCGAAGTCACGATCAACGAACTTAGATCCCTCGTCCATCAAGATTTCGTAGAATACCGGGTCAGCAACGAACCAGCGTCCTTCAGTGTCAACGTTAGCCTGATCCATCTGACGAGCAACGCGGTTAAGCATAGCTAGAGGAGATGTGATACCAGACGCGCCGCCACCAGCGGCTAGAGGGATTGAAGTTACTTCACCCGCAACACCCAAGTCAGCACCACTAAAATCAGTGATATCTAGCTTGTTACCTGCAAGCAATTCGTCCGCACCAGCAGTTGAATCAGCTTTTACACCGTTCGCGGCTGTACGACGAATCCAAGCGCCACTGCTATTCTTTTCCCAGCCAGCTAGGTAGCCAAGAACTTCACCATCGAATTCGTCACGCAAACGATAAGCCGCACGGTCTGTTGCCAGATCCATGAAATTAACGTGTGAGTGAGCAACTTCGATATCATCCATTGCAAACTGGAAGTAGTTTGCCTGATCGACGATAAGTGAAAAATCAGCATCCGCGATTGCCTGAGTTGCCAATGCTGTACCACGCTGGTACGCACTAACCGTGATTTCCGGTTCTTTGATAATACGAACGCTGTCACCATAGTTCGCGATTTCACCAAAATAATCGGTATTTGTTACATCTTCTACGATAGAAGATTTACGGAAGGTTTTCTGAACCTTCTGTGAGTAGATTACGGGGCTAAAATTACCGTTAGGTAAGTTAGTATGACCCCCTGCACTTGAAAAAGCCATAATATTCTCCTTGTTGAGTAGGCTAAACAATCGGACCTGTGTCCGAAATGAGGTTTAGTTGGTACTGAACAGAAACTTTACCGGGGCTAAGGGCTGATACTACTTGGGTAACTTTGCACCTAATCCTGTACGAGATTAGTGGCAAGGGCCAAACGTTTCAGGTGTTCTTATCGATATATTCTGAAAGTTAATTTTTGGAGGTAGGCGTCTGGTGACGCGGCTCCCTGCACTTAGTACTCAATTAACTAATGTTAATTTTTCCTTTAGCTGATGTTAGTATACCACGAGTTATGTACCTTTACAAGTGGTTTTACCTTGCTCCACCAGATAAGTCGTAAACAAACGAATTACTTCGCATAGATTCAAGTATAGCGTCCTCATTTGTGTCGTATTCTTTTGGGGACATTTTCTGTACTTGGCTCTCTGAAAAACGAGATCGTCCTGATACTGGGGCGTTAGCACTGCTTGTACGTCCTACTGAACGTGCCGCATCTTGCGGGCTAGCTGTACGCTTTCGCCTGATACCTTTATCGGCTTTGTACAAATCAATTGCACGGGAAGCCGCTCTAGCATCTGTGTTGTTTTTATAAAGAGCGTCTTGAACATATTGAGGTTGTTCCATAACCCAATCGTGAAAATCTTTATTAGATCTAATTTTATCGAAATCTGGATGGGTGTCTCGTAGTTCTTTTTCAGCTTTTTCGCGGTTAAGCCTACCTTCAAGCTGTTTTACTTTATTGAGCTCTATCTCCCCAACAGCCAATGCTTCCTGCGTTCGCTTT